CCATTGTTCATCTATGGTATCCATCAGTGTTCCTCTACTGTTTACAATGTGTAAATAAAATATAAGTAAACTCCTGGAATTTCTAAATGGGTAAATACGAAGAAATATTGAAAAGCTATAGATACTCTCTAGATAAAGATGGCTTATTTCGAGACGACAAAGGTAGTCTCAAATGCTCAAATCCAGTACTCGAAGATTTAGTAATACGACAGAAGACGGAGAAGCTGAGCTATCAAGAAGAGCAACTCTATGGACAGCTACTCATGACTTTGTGCAAGATTGTCATGAAGCATCACGTCTTCAGAAACCAAAGACCTGATGTTAAAGAAGAGTGCCTGATGGAGGGTCTTGCGAATATTCTTGAAAAGGGCGTTCGTGGTTTCAATCCAGAGAAAGGTAGAGCATATTCATATCTGTACCGACTATGCTACACAGCTGGAATACATACACTCGAGGCAAAAAATGATCGAGTGGCTCTTGATGCAGCTCTACACGATCTAGAGATAGGAGATAGCGGAAGTGACTTCAGGACAAGAGATTCAGGCGATATTCTTGATTTCGGTAAAAAAGTGAATACGGCATACTCGGACATGGCGTATTGCTAGCGCTAATTTATCAATGAAAAAAGGTATTGTACAATGTCGAATGTTCGAGATATTATCATAGAATCAGCATCGAGAGCTAATGTTTGTTCACGCAAACGGGCACTCCCAGAAGACATCTTCCAAGGCATGCTCAATCTCTTCAACGGCGTCATGCAAGAGATGTCGAATAAAGATTACATTACTGCGTATCAGGACGAGGTTGACTTCCATCCTACGAAAGAGAAGATTCTGGTTGGCAAAGACGCTGAAACCGATGACGTTATCGCTACTAAGATCCAGATGCCTAAGAAGGCTCTGTACAGGACTAACGGAATGCTCGACTGGATCCCAATGGAATTCGAAGCTTATGAACGCTTCTACAGCTGCACTTACTCCGATTACATCGTATCTTGGAAGCCATCTGGTGAAGCTGAATGGACGATCATGTTCAAGCCTCGCTTCATCAAGCCGACAAACTACGAAGTCAAGCTCATCTTCAACACTGTAATGGAATTCAAGGACGACGACGTCATCAATCTTCCAGTTCCGTATGTCGAGCTCATCACTCGTGAGCTTGCATACAAGGCTGCTGTCAAGTGGCCGAGAGCCGATGAGGCTAAGAAGAATTCGCTACGTGAAGAGGCTGACTCGCTAGCTAGAGATCTGAAGGCAGCTAACGCATCGAACAAGATCATCACTCGTGAAGGAGTTGGTGGAGAGAGCTACATGGGCGCTCTCATGTCTGGAAGTTTCGTATCTGCTAGGTGGTGCTGATGGCTCGCAAGTTCATACAGAACATAGTTGGCTCTTCTTCTCCTTCGTCTCTTGCTCGTCTCGGAAGCCCGAGAACGGTGAATATGTTTGTAGAGACGATCGATCAGGGAGAGCACTGGATCAACCAGGTCGTTCGATCCATTCCTGGCTACAAGAAGGTTTGCGACATCGAAGGCAACTGTCGTGGCTTGTACACTGTCTCTAACGGGTACAACTCTAAACCAGTCACATACGCTGTGTTCAGTGACAAGCTGTATCTTCTGAGAAACAACAAGACTCCTTATGAGATCGCTACTCTAGGAACGGCTCAATCTCCAGTCCATTTCGCAGAGACTGGAAACAGAGAAGGGTTTCACGCTCATCTAGTTCTCGTAGACGGGTTCTATTGCTATGCTGTAGACACTCAGATCGCTCCTGCGAACCAGAAAGAAGACTTCTGCAACATCCAGCTTCCTTACACTGACTTCGATCGTGGCGTTACCATCAAACCGACTCATGTAGCCTACCTATTTGGTTACATCGTCATATCTTCTCAGAAGACTGACTCATTCTACATGAGCTATCAGTTCCCATTCGAGAAGAATGGATCTGATGGCAACGTAGACAAGAACATCTTCATGGTTGGTAGTGAAGAATGGGGCAACAAAGGGCACAGTCTGCAAGCATACGCTAGCCCAGACAACGCTACTGCACTGATCAGCAACGGCTCTAGATTGTTCGTATTCGGTGATCGCTCGTATCAAATGTTCACTTATTCAGAAGATGTCAACGTGCCGTTCAACTGCAGCAACGACGCTTCGTTCCAGATCGGGTTGAAAGCTGTAAACTCGTTGTGCTCTATAGGCTCAACTATCTTCTTCCTCGGAGCTGGCCCACTGTCTGAGAACGGCATCTACGTGATCGATGGAGGTCCAACTTCTAAGAGAATCTCTACTCCAGAGATCGAACGAGAGATAGCCTCATACAAGACGGTCAAAGATGCTTACGCTCAAGTTTGGCAGCAGAATCAGCACCTGTTCTACGTGATCTCTTTCCCCTCTGCAAATAAAACATGGTGCTTCGATGCTACTGAGAACTCTTGGACTGAAAGGTGCTCGATCAACGAGAAGAACGAGCAAGTGATATGGAGATACCAATATGCCACCATGAATTCAGAAGGGAATGTCTTGCAGAGCTACAATGGAGGCATAGCAGTGCAGGATCCTACTTGTTGGACGGAACACGACAATAACCCGATTCTTCGTTTGAGAAGCGGAGCTGTCATGGCTTCATCGGGCAGAGCTATGTACTTGGACTCGATCAATGTGCAGATGAACGCAGGACAGTACGAGAAACTTCCCAACCGACCCGCAAAGGTGATGATGCGCTTCAGCCCAGATGGAACATCATGGTCAGATTTCGAAGTGGTTGAAGTAGGCTCCGTAGGAGAATATGACTCGGATCTAACCTTCTATGATTTCGGTATGGCACAAGTATTCCAGATCGAACTATCGACAACTGAAAACTTTCCATTCGCTCTGTATGGCCTGAAAATTTGTGGAGAAGAGACTGCTTGGTAGTAATATGGAATTCACGACTCAAAATACATCACATGAAGAACTAGCTGAGGCACTGAGAGGCTGTCATGGAAAGAAAGTCGAAAAAGACTGCTCTTTCGTGTATCTAGGACAGGCGGTACTTGCCATAGGAAAGTCTACTTACATACTCGATAAGAGTGTTGGCGTAGCTCATGGCCCTTGGCATCAGATAGGAGATGATGTCTTCTTCGCTATCTTGCGCTGACGTCTAAATTCTTGCAGTTGATCTCGGTATGGCTGAAATTCTTCTTCAGTAATTTTACCCACTTTGTACAGCTCCTTAGCTCTACGGTACGCTCCACCTTGGCCTACATCATCTCCTTTCCAGTTTGAATTCTTCTCTCCTTCAAACAGATATCCTTTACCATACCTAGGGTTCTTCTTGCCAGTTAGAAGACCTTTCAACGAGTTAGAGATATTCTCTCTAGCCTCTTCGAAGTTACTATTCTCTTTCTTCGTACACCAACGTAAATTCCGAATATCGTTAACCGCGTAATTTGTAGGCGTATGAGTAATATGATCTACGAAGACTTGATCAGGCCTTCTGACTGTTATTAAGAAATGCTCTGCTATTATTCGAGAACAACGTTTTAACGTACCATAAGATCTTACAGAGTGTCTCAGTTCTAGAATACCCACTGTACCATCAGCTCTTCTGTACTTACCTGTGTTGCTGATAGAGACCAAAGATTGCTTACCTCTTGTTCTCCTTGCTTTAGGTATATCTAGCCACTGTTCGTCAATTTGTGTCATATCCATGTAATAAATCTAAGAAAATAGCAGCTTTTCGTAAACCCCTTTCTGGCTAATTTCTTCATGAAAAGTTTATACCCAAATAAGAGGTAACTATGGCAGTAGATTTTGACATCGGTGGTCTCGGAGGTTCAATTCTAGGTGCAGGTCTCCAGACATGGAATGCCGAAAAAGAACGTGAAGCGGCTGAACGTGCTAGACGCGAAAAGGCGAGAGCGATTACTAATGCAGGAGCTCTCGCTGAACATGATCTAGACAACATTCTCGATATTCTTGATCAGTACAACACCAACCGCATGAAGCTCGCTGATCAGTCTGACGTCGATATGCTTAGAGGCATCGTTCAGTCTTACGAGCCTCAAACATATGACTTCAATGAGTTCAGTTACAACAAGACTGTAGATGATTTCTTGAACCCAGAAGCTGAGAAGATCGCTAACTTGGCTGGTCTTGAGACGCAAGCTGGACTTGCTGGACAAGGTGCTGCTAAGGGAACTGGCGCTCTAGCTGGAATGGGCTATTCTCGCTGGAAAGCAGCTGAAGACTTGTTCAAGGATGCTCAGTCGCAAATGCTGCAAGATAGAAGCCAAGCTTACAGAGAGTACGGCGACTACATCGATCGTATGCAGAAGAAGCTAGACACTATTTCTCAGGGTCAGCTCAACAAGGCTAATCTGCTATCTGGTCTCGTTCAGAACGAACAGACTCAACAGGGAGACTACATGTCCGACCTCTTGGGAGTTCTCGGAGACAAGGCACAGACTAAAGTGAACACCGCTATTGGCGCATTCTCGTAATGGAACATTCTGTAACAGGAGCTCAATACAATGGCAAGAATCTATACAT